AAGTGCGTGCACTTGCCCGGTTTGGACAGTTTTCCTTCTGTTCACATCGGCCCATACACCGATGGTAAAGGTGTGTGGTGACTCCGCCTATGGATTTGGCGGTCACACATATTAAAGAAACCGTATCCCGCAACCAACTCGTAAGTGGTAGCCCGGACATTGGGTCAGGAGTTCCTCCGGGGATTCTCCAATGCATACCTTGACTGGTATAGTGGCGAGGTCACGACTAGCGTGCTCCGTGGAGTGGGGAACATCCCGTACCACGACCATTAAAACAAAAGTAGACTCCTCGTCTCAAAAGGGGACGGCCTGCGGGCCATTTGTCAAAACCGCCACCTTCGGGGCGTTATCCGGAGGACTCAAAACAATTGTATATGATGGTCACAATTAAGAGTATAAAAGAGAAAATAAAACAACCATCTGACCACCCGGCCGCTAAGTACAACGGTGTCCTCGGGGCCTACGCTCCGCAAGCGGAACGCCCGTGTACTACCACTGCTTTTGCGGTGGATCGGGACCCACCTCACAGAGAGGTTGGGGCGACCCCCTTGGAAAGCACCGGCCGACCGGGTGGAAAAAGCGATAACGTTCGTCGCTATACGAAAGCAGAACGTCGGTGGAGGTTTGGGACTGGCCCCTCTTCAAAGCAACAGTCCCCCTTTTGGGTTGATCTCGAACCCACAGAACCAGAGAATCGTTTCTCTATTCTGGGATCCAAGTCCCGGAAGGAACGTCGCACCGACTGCTGCGCCCGGTCAGGTGATTATCGAAGGAAGGTGCAAAAGATTGTGAGACTTCTCGAGGTTGATCAGTCTTTGAAGGCTATTTGTAAGCCACCTTCGGGCATTGTGTGCGGGTCGCTCCGCTCCAGTGTACGATCAATGTTCCCTCCTGAACTTACTCTTGTTCAGGAGTTATCCATCAAAACCGCGGCCAAGGCCGAGGTTCAACCGTGCACCTTTTGCGAAAACCTGCAAAAGAAACGCTTGGATGACTTTAGGAAAGCGAGGTCCAGCCCCGTGTCCGTCGAGGAATCGGCATTAGACGCTTTTACTAGGTCTTTTGCTGCGAAT